GTCACGCTCAAGAATTAGCCAAGGGACAGCTTGCTATTAATCAAGCAGAGGCAAAACACAAGAGTATATTTGTTGCTGGTTGGAGACCCTTTATAGGGTGGACATGTGGTATTGCTTTGTGTTGGCACTTTGTATTAGCTCCTGTCACTATCTTTGTATGTGCATATCTATCAGTAGTTATTCCAGAACTTCCTACATTTGACATGGGTAGTCTTATGACAGTACTTATGGGTATGCTTGGTCTTGGTGGTCTTCGTACATATGAAAAACAAAAGGGATTAACAAAATGACAAATATTATTGAAACAAACTTTGGAACTTTAATAAATCCTTCAAGGATTGCTAAAGGCAGTGCCTCCAATATTGTAAAAAAAGGTGCTTTTTATATATTTTCTCTTAAGGTAAATCACGATGATATCAGAGAATATTCTTTTACTGATAGAAGTAGAGCAGAAAAGATGAGAAAGATATTAATAAGTCATTTGGAACATAGCATTTTAAAGAAGGTAATAGCTAAATGAGATGTGAGACTTGTGCATTATATGAGTGTGATCTAGAAGAATGTAATTGTATTTGCCATAAGGAGAGTGACTATGAATGGAAAAAAGAAAGTACCACTGAAAAAGAAGTCGACAGTTAATTCATCAGGCAACTACACTAAACCTGGATTGAGAAAGAGCATTTATACAAGAATACTTGCAGGGAGTAAGGGAGGTAAACCTGGACAGATATCTGCAAGGAAAATGCAGATGGTAGCTAAAGAATATAAAGCTAAAGGAGGAGGGTATAAATCGTAATGCCTTTAACTAAACAACAAAAGAGTCTAAAGAAATGGACAAAACAAAAATGGAGGACAAAAAGTGGCAAGCCTTCGATACAAGGTCCGAAAGCTACTGGTGAAAGGTACATGCCATCTTCGGCTGTTCGATCTCTCACTTCAGCTGAACACGCTGCAACCACTAGGGCGAAAAGAGCGGCTATTAAAAAAGGTAAACAGTTTGCAGCGAATACTCCAAAGGCTAAAAAGAAAATAACTAAAGCGAGGAAAGCATGAGTAAACTTATAGAGACATTAAGACGACATGAAGGTGTTAAAGATACACTTTATAAATGCACTGCAGATAAATGGACAATAGGTGTAGGGAGAAACCTAGAAGATGTAGGTTTATCTGAAGATGAAATAGATTACTTATTACAGAATGATATAGAGAGAACTAAGGAACTCATGGATGATTATATTCCTTGGCATAACGACTTAGACGAAGTGAGACAAGAAGCTCTTATTAATTTTGTATTTAACGTAGGCATAGGCACAGCTATGAAATTTAAAAATGCTATGGCTGCATTAGAAGAACATGATTACGATACAGCAGCTATTGAAATGATGGATTCAAATTGGGCTAAACAAGTAGGCGATAGAGCTATAGAAGTTACTGAAATGATAAAGACTGGAGAGTATCAGGCTTAGCATAAAAAACACCCTTTAAGGGGTAGTCCGTCATTAACAATAGAGGTAAGAATATGCTAAGAAATAGAAACTACGAAGGTCCAACTATGACCATCGCTCAAGAAATAGATGAAATGAAATATAGACAGAAGGGAGAGACCTTCGATGATAAAATAAAGAGGATAGCAAGAACACTTTCAGATGGGGACGAACATAGATTCGTACTAGAAGATATATTAGGAGAGATGAGATTCTTACCTGCTGGTCGAGTACAATCAGCTATAGGTTCTGACCGTATTACAACTGCTTATAACTGCTTTGTATCAGGTGATATTGAAGATAGCATGGAATGTATTATGAAAAGAGCAAGTGAAGCTGCTGAGACTATGAGAAAGGGTGGTGGTATCGGTTATGACTTTAGTAAGCTAAGACCTAGAGGAGATCATATAAAGTCTCTTGATAGTAAGTCTAGTGGACCTATTTCTTTTATGCAAGTCTTTGATGCTGTTTGTCAAACGATTGCTAGCTCTGGACATAGACGAGGTGCACAAATGGGTGTGCTTAGAATAGATCACCCAGATATACTTGACTTTGTACGAGCTAAACGTAATAATGATAAGCTCACAGGGTTTAATATATCAGTCGGGATTACAGATGCATTTATGGAAGCTCTGGACAGTGGTTCTGATTATGATCTTTACTTTAACGGTGAGCATCGTGGCTCTCTTTCAGCCCAAATGGTATGGGATGAAATAATGTCGTCAACTTGGGATTGGGCAGAGCCTGGAGTTTTATTCATTGATCGTATTAAAGAGATGAATAATTTATGGTACTGTGAAGAGATATACGCAACTAATCCTTGTGGTGAACAACCATTGCCAGCCTATGGTGCTTGTTTATTAGGTTCATTTAACTTGACTAAATATCTTGAGAAAGACTCTAGTGGTTATGTCTTTAATTTTAGTCAATTTAAAAAAGATATAAGCCCAGTTGTCAGAGCCATGGATAATGTTGTCGATAGAACTATATATCCACTAAAAGCTCAAGAAGATGAGGCGAAGAATAAAAGACGTATGGGATTAGGTGTCACAGGCATGGCAAATGCTGGTGAAATGCTTGGCTATCCATATGCATCAAAAGAGTTTTTAGCATGGGCAGAAAAAATATTCGCATGTCTAAGAGATAACTGCTATAAAGCTTCTGCTGAATTAGCAAAAGAGAAAGGTGCTTTTCCTTTATTTAGAAAAGAATACCTTAAAAGTAATTATATCAGGTCATTGCCTGCTTCAGTTCAAAGTCTTATAAGAGAATATGGAATACGCAATAGCCATCTTACATCGATAGCACCTACTGGTACTATTAGTATAATAAGTGATAATGTTAGTGGAGGGATTGAACCTGTTTTTAGTCATAAATATGATAGAACAATACAGACATTTGATGGTCCAGTTGTTGAAACCGTAAAAGACTATGCTTACTCACATGGAGTAGAGGGTCGTACTGCAGATAGTATTAGTGTTAATGATCACTTAGAAGTGTTATTATTAGCTCAACACTATATTGACAGTGCATGTTCAAAAACTTGTAACGTAAGTGGTGATGTCGATTATGATTCATTCAAACAAGTATATGTTAATGCATGGAAAGGTGGGGCGAAAGGGTGTACTACGTTCCGTATTGATGGAAAACGATTTGGAATCTTCAACGAAACCGTGGAAGAAGAAAAGAAGGTATCTGGCGAAGTTGAGGAAGTGGCTCAAGAAGAAGACAAGGTTGAAGCTTGCTTTATCGACCCAACGACTGGCATTAGAGAGTGTGCTTAGAAAAGAACAAAGGGAGAAATAAATGGCAGATAATATAATTAATATAACTGATGTTTCGGCTAACGGTGTTGTAATTGATACACCACCTATTTCTCTTGCATCTAACATATTTACAGATGTTAAAAATGTTAGATTTAAAGATAATGCAATTAGGAAGATGGAAGGCGAGCTATTGCTTAATAATATATCAGAAGATCTTGTTCCTGCCAATGAAAAATTTGGAAAGATAAGACATGTTGGAGTATGGGAACACCCTACTTTACAGCCTGATGGTTGCTTTTATATTTGGGTAGTAGACTATTTAAGGGATGATATTAGAGTAGGTCAAAAAGTTTATGCACAAGATCATCTTGGTAATCAAGTAGACATAACCCCGCCTATAAATATGGTTTCTAATGCAGTTGAAACAACTGCTAATGCAGCAGCAGGATCAACAGATATAACTGTAGCAGATCCCTCAGGTATTGTAATTGGAGATTATATTGAATGTGTTGGAATTCCTAACGGAACTAGAGTAACTAGTATTGTAGGATCAACAATAACAATTAATAATTCTACATTTTTAACTTTAGCTTCAACAGCGATAAAATTTGGACTATTAAATGGTTTTACTTTTACAGATACAGGTTGGCACAGTACTCTTTTTAATGGAGGTTTTTCTTTTATTATAAATAATGGACTTGATAAACCACATTATATAAATGATAATGGAGGAAGTGGATTACTTAATGATTTAATATTAGCAGAATTGCCTGGATGGGATGGTTATTTTGTTAATGAAAGATCAGTGATTACAACTCATGGAGGCACAGGAACTTCAGATGTATTTAATATTGGTCGTCTTGTAAATTTTGAGATTTCAAGTATAGAGGTAACTGTTGCTGGAGTTGCAAGAACTGTAGAGGTAGGTGATCCTGCAGGTACAGGAACTCCTAATGATACAGACTTTGTTCCAGGAGAATATGAAGGATTAGATGCACTGCCTCCTATTGGTAATACTAATTTTCAAATTTATAATGAGATTGGTAGTAATCAAACAGTAATTTATATCGGAAATTTGATTGCAGGTAATGATATTTTAGTAACTGTAAATTCTAGAAATCCAGTAACCATATCTTGCGGCATCATAACATCTTTTGGTGCTTTACTAGTAGCAGGTGATATTACAGAAAAAGATGAAAACGGTATATATAGAAAACAAACTGGAGCGGTTAGAACATCTAGTATTGCCGTTCCTGGAGCTTTACCAAGTTCCTGGGAGGTCGACGACGAAACATCAACTTCAAATGATTTTATAATTTCAGAATCAAACTTAATAAAAGACATGGTGAGTTTACAAGGAAATCTTTATATTTATTCATCAAATAGCATAAGTCAAATGTCGCTTACAGATGATTCTAATGACCCTATAGCCTTCAGTCCTGTAACTGATGAATATGGGACGCTAACAAGAGGAGGAATAGTTGAATATGATGGTAAACATTTTGTTATAGGTAAAAATGATATTTATCTTTTTGCTGGAAATCCAGGAGATATACAATCAGTATCTGATAACAGAGTAAGAGACTATTTCTTTAATAACCTTAATCCTATACATGAACAAAAATTATTTACTTTATTAAATCATAGAGAAAATGAAGTTTGGATTTGTTATCCAACACTCGCTTCAATTGAAGGTGAATGTGATGAGGCTTTAATATGGAATTATAGAGATAATACTTGGACAATAAGAGAGCTTAATAATGTTTCTTCAGGTGCTATTGGACC